GAAGTCCAATCAAAGGCCTGCGATGCGTTTCGCGCCTTTAAAAAGTCATCGATCAGCGTGGCCGTCGCTGTGGTGCAGCCACGAAACTCAAGCGTCCAGACTTCTGCTCGGGTATTGATCCCAAAGGTCAGCCGCTGCTCATACCCATCCCCAAAGCGCACCGAGCGCACATTGGGCCGGTAATCCACGGCCGCGCCAAGCGTAGGTGCAAAGTTAAATGTGGCCATTTTTTATGCACCCGCCAAAAGGCCGCCGTTACGTTTCTGCTTAATGAGTTCGGACTGCACTGCCGAGGCAATTAGACGCCCAAGACTCGAACCTTCTTGCTCACCGATGACAGAGGACTGACCTGACTCGACATTGACGTTAACGACCACGTTGGTAGAACCGTTGGCGCCACCCGTCATCGTGACCGGAATGGATCTCCCGTCGGGCAACGGTACGAAGGCCTCAGGCTTTGACCCCTCTCCAAAAAGAGCAATCTGGGGAGAGTTGGCAATTCCACCACTGGCATAGGCCTTAAGCGGCATGGGGCCTGAAGCGGTCATGACACCACCCGAGGCAAAGGGAAACATGGAGCCAATCGCTTTGGCCAAAGGACCCGTAATTGCGCTTTGGATCTGAATGCGAATGAGGTCTTGAATAATCGATAGCGCAAGACTTCTAAAGTTGAGTTTTCCCGTCATCACAAAGTCTGTGAGCGCGTCCGTCATGCCGTCAAAGGCTTTGCGGGTGGCACTTTCCATTTGCTTACCCACTTGTTGTGCCTCGTCGGCTACGTCTTGCAGGGCCTTGACGACACCCGCACTTGGATCGGCAAGCTCAAAGGCCCGCTGTCGCAGGGAGGCTGCGCCATCGGCTGCCCGTCTCGCTGCCTCTTCAATTCTCAGGAATGCATCGGCAAGGCGCTCATTGCCTGGCGCTGCTTGAGCCACCTCTTTGGCCTGAGCGGCAAGTTGTGCAAGCTGGGCAGCACTTTGCTGCCTAGCCTCAGCAAGTCGGTTCAGAGACTCGACCTCAGAGATTGCGCGCGCGTCTCTTTGCGTGCGGATTTGCTCTTCAATGGCACTGAGTTCTAGCTGACCGCGCTGCGCCTGCTCTTGCAAGTCCTTCAATGTTTCGACGGGCTGGCGAATCGATCGCTCAAGCGCAGACTGCTGAGCTTCGCGTTCGATTTTCTCGCGTTTTGAGATGATCTCAGCAAGCTTTTCTTCGAGCTTCATTCGATCTTGGGCGGTCTGCGCATCAACGGCCAAGCTTTTACGAACAATCGCCTCTTGGTCCGCATACAAGGTGCGCACTCGGTCGAGATACTCTTGCTGCGCAGAGACCCGCAGTTCGGTGGCTTGTTTAAAGCTGAGATACCCAGCGCCCTCTTGTAGATCCGTTACCTTTTGACGGTCTCTAAAAAGAGTGGACTCTTCGTCGACCAGTCGCTGCAGAGCACGCAGTTGCATCTCCATAGCGGAGATTGCATTTGCCGACTGTGAAGTGCTCGCGGTGTTGTAATTCAGAGCCTTGCGAGGGTTACTCAAAGCCTCTGCTGCCGCATTGGCTGCATCGGCACCGCTTCGAATCTCCTTGAAGCGATTTGCGACCGCATCGGCAAGCAGCGGCATCTCCCAGAGCTCGACGTAGTTCTTATTGGCCTGAGAGACGATCTGGTTGCGTTTCTCTAAGGCTGCCTGCAAACGCGCCCGGTTTTCTTCCGAGAAGGGGTTGATTCCCTTTCCACCCGCAAGAAAAGTGCCTGCGAGTTCAATGTCCGCCCACACCGCCTGAAAGCTACCGATGACAGACTTGATGGTCTGCCCGATGCCTCGCAGGGCATCAATGACAACCGCCAGTGCGTACGCAGTGGTCTCTGCCCAATTCGTCAAGGTGCCATCTTCACGCAGCCGCATGATGCCTTTGACTGCGTCTTGGCTTCCAAAGAACACGCGGCTTAGCTCCTGACCAAGAGTGGACATGGCTGGAATCGATGCGGTAACAAGCGTCTGGGCGATAAAACCACTTTCGGCCTTCAGACGCGCGAGCGCTTTACCCGCACGATCAGCCTGCTCGACCTGATCCGCTGTGAGGCGGATATTGAGATCCTGATTCTCGGCTAAGTCCTTCAGAAACGGCAGCAGCGATGCGCCAGACTTCCCAAAGAGTTCCATCGCAATTGCTGTCTTTCCAGCGCCATCCTGGAAGTCCGCGAGCTTCAGTGCAATGTCATTCATGACCTCGGCCGGGTCACGCAGATTGCCGCTACTGTCCTTGGCACTAATGCCCAAAAAGCGAAGTGCTTTCGAGGCACCTGCGGTTTCTTCATCAATTCCCGCAAGGCCCTTTGAAAGTCGAGACAGACTGGCTCCGACGTTTTCCATGGACGTGCCAGAAATGGTTGCAACAGGCGCAAGACCTGAGAGCGCCTCTACGCTTGCACCTGTCTGCTCGGAAAGTCCTTGCAGCGCTGAGGCTGCCTCCAGCGTTTGATTGACGAAGTCCCGAAGCGCTGCAACGCTGGTTACGCCGATTGCCACAGCAAATGCCGTCTTGGCAACAGAAGCAACCTGAGCCAAGGATGACTTGATCTCATTGGTGCGCTTTTCAACCATGCGGGCACTCTTGCCCAAATCCGCATGAAACTCTGCCGTTTCGGCGGCAAGCTTTACGACGAGCGAGCCAATATCAGCCATTTTTCTTCACCAGATGCGAAAACATTGCCTTCAGACGCATGGCATTGGACTTTGCGTCTGACACGCTGGGCTGTCTTTCGATAAAGGGCATAAAGTCCTCTGGACTAAATGGGGGGCTGTCTTTGTGTCGATGGGCATTGGCAAAGGTCGAAGTCATCAAAGCACTGCGGTAATCGGCTCGAAAGTCACCAAAGGGCTCGAGTTGGTAAAAGGCCATCCACTCCGAGAGTTCATCAGAGCCAAGCTTTGCGAGTAGTTCTCGCACCGTCATGCCTAAAGACAAGGCAAGCCGAAAGACAAATCGTCGGGAGGGGTTGGCCGCTAGGTCTTTTTTGCAGCTTCTACCTGATCAGCGCCAATGCCGTTGAGTCGCTGGGACACCGCAAACAGTCGATCGAGCGCTTTGGCGCTCTTATTGCCAAGCGCCGAAATCTCATCATCCGTAAACAAACGATCCCCGGACTCCGAGCAAATGGTGAGCGATACCAGGCGGGCACGAACATTCTCTAGTCGTCCATCCTTGCCAATGAGGCTTGCCTCAAATGCATCACGGTCGGTCCCTGTCATGGTTCGGACATAGACATCGCCACCCCACTCAGGAACATTGACCCGTTCTTTGGGAAGATCATCAGCCGCGAGGATGGCATCTTTAGTCAAAATAACCATGGGCTTACTCCTCCGTAATGCTGCCATCGATTTCAATCGTCACCGAGGCTTCAACGACCGCATCCACTCCACCCTGAACGCTAAATTGCGTCACATAGCCGTAAAAAGTCCAGGTTGCAGGAGGTGTCGAGTCCGTAAAGGTGATCTTGTATTGCCGACGGGTATTCGCAGCACGGTCTGCACGCATGGCGATGTGCACCGGATCGTCTGGGTTGAAATGTACCGAGAGGGATAACTGGCCCTCATCGCGAAGCCCGACACGCTTTTCTTTCGCGGTAGAGGCAAGGTTTGTCACATCAATCACCGAGGCTTGACCACCGGGACCTTGAAATGACACAACATTGGGGATCGTCTCGAACGCGGTGGTTCCAAAACGGGCAATAGTGATTCCCTGCGAAGGGACCGCAGAACTAGGCATCGTGGTATCTCCTAAGATTAATCCCAGGCGTTGCTGGGGTTGTGCACCTATCGGTGGTAGGTGTAGTCCACCGAGACGCGATAGCTTCGTGTCTCGCTTTCAAAATCTGTGAGCACCATCCGAACATCGGAAACGGTGTTCTTGGCTGCGAGGATGGCCAACAAGACTTCGTCCTGAAGCCATAGTGCCTCGGCATAGGTTTTTGCGTAGCAATCAACCTGCACGCGTATGCGCTCTAGACCGTGCAGACCGTTAATCCCAAGAATCTGTTCGCCCGATACGGGGGTGTAGACGATAAAGGGATAGGTTGATTCACTTGGTGCAATCAGGGCGTAGACCTGACCGTCCGCGAGGTGCTTGATCGCATCGTAAAAGTCCTGCATTAAAGCCCTTTGAGTTTCTTTGCCTCAAGCTCAATACGCTGGGCAAGCCGAGACTTAATTGCATCGGCCGCCTCATAGCGCTTAGCCTCTAGCGCTGGTCGAAGAAACGGACGGGCCGCCATCTTGCGTGTGCCAAACTCGATGAAGCGCCAGTACCAGGCGTCTTGCGATAAGTTCTTCTTCTTTCCCTGGTTGCGGTATTTCTTGCCGTGCCGAACAGTTACGAAAAAGGTCTGCCGCGTGAGGCTTGAAAGTTCCCGGATGTGCTTCATGATCACGGAGCGATGCAAGGTCCCGGGCGGTGGCTGGTTGGGCATCGACTGCTTTGCAATAGGAGCACGGCGCTTTGCCTCATCCCTCACAACCTTAGCCCCTGCATAAACAGAGGCTCTGAGTCCATTTCGAGCGACCCGATCCGGTAGGGCCTCTAGGGCTTTGACCAAATCCGCAGCACCCTTAACCTCAAAGCGCTCACGTTTGGCCATCATCAAGCCCCTCTGCAGCCCAAAGCGTGACCAACACACCTTGCTCGCCTTCGTTGATCGCGCCAAAGATCCTGAAAACCCGGTTCTTATAGAGCGCCCGGTACTCAGAGACCAGTGCGGCGTTGGAAAACGCTGACTGAAATCGCACCGTGATGATGTGTGAGATCTCATTTGAGATCCTTTGAGCAGAGATCAAATCACGCGCACTCAGGGGCTCTATATTTGCCCAGACGGTTACCGCGTCTACCCATTCTCTGCGCGGCGCGCCAAGACTGTCTTTGACCATAAATGGTCTTTGAAACCGGACGCGCTTATCCAGCATACCTGCCGATAGCGCGCTCATACCAAAGCCACTCGATAGGGATCAAGAAGTCCGTCGACAAATGGCAGCGGGTCAATTCGCCCTTTGCTTAGGATCGACATTTCCTCTCGATGTGCATACAGACTGCCGATGCGCAGCTTGATCCAACTCTTTAACCCCTCAGGCACATCGCTTGGTGTGCCGTACCCCGCATCAAAGACAACCCTAACCACGCCGATTTGCGACAGCGTAATTGGCCATGTATTGCCAAATCCTGGCGTGATTCGGGCAGGCTCCGAAGTAAGGTCCGAGACGTAAATGGAAGGGTCAACCGTTTGCCACTGTCCTAACAGGTCTTGGTAGCTAATCTCTACGACAGACTGCACAGGACAGCGATGCAGGAGCAGCGACGAGCGGGGAAACCCATCGAGTGTGCGCATCCACCGGGCTGTGCAAATCTGGCGGCCAGTCAATGTCTCGGCTGCAACCCGTGCGGCCGAGATCAAAGACTCAATCAAGGCATCGTCATCGTCAAAGTCCACCCGAAGGTGGAGCTTTGCCTCGGCAAGCGAGACAGGCTCCACCGTGGGTGGGGTGATAAGACTGAGTGACACGCCAACCGCCCTTAGACCACCTGAGCTACCGAGGCGATGTTTGAGACATTGGCTGGTAAGTTACGTGGGTCCACGCCAATGATCTGCGCGGCCACTTGGCTTGCTGCCGTGGCGGTTGTGATCGCCAGGCGAACAAAGCCATAACCATTGACCGTATCGAGCTCTTCACCACGGACGTTGATCAGGACTTGACGGTTGGAGCCGTTGT